TGAATGCCTACCTTGAAGCTGGCAGACGTAATATGGACTCGGTTGAGAATGTCAAGGCTTTCGATGAAGATCTTGGTATCGACTACTTCATGGCAGTGACTAAGGAAGACATTGTGGCTAATGGCAAGCTTGTTCCTGTTGGTGCAAGACACTTTGCTGAACGTGCCCAGAGACTTCAAAATCTTCAGCAGCTTTGGATGGCTAAGGCTAACGATCCGTCTGTTGCTACTCACTTGTCTGGTAAGGAGTTTGCCAGAATTATGTCTGAAGAACTTAGCGAACCTGATTTGTTCGGTGTTAATATCGCTGTTATGGAACAGATGGAGACACAGAGAACTGTTCAGGAAGCTCAGATCCAGATGCAGTCTGAACAACAGGCCAACGCTGAACTTGGTGTTTAATGAAATTAAATTGGTTTAATCACCTTCCTAAAGACCAACAGGAAGGTTTCAAAAGACAAGTTCGTTCTGCAAGGGATGTACTGGAAAGACTAGAACAACTCTTGCAGGAGAAGAAGACCGAGGTGGTTCTATCCACTGATTACGATAACCCTTCATGGGCTTATAAACAAGCAGACAGAAATGGTTATGATAGAGCCTTGACCGAGGTAATTAACCTGATAAACATGAAGGAAGACAAATGACTGATGTTTTTACCTCCGCGACCACGGAGAACACTGCCCCGGCTGGGGATGCTACAAGTCAGACCAATGACTCGTTTGTAACTCAGCTTGTTGGTGAAGGTAAGAAGTTCAAGGATGTTGAATCTCTGGCAAAGGGTAAGCTTGAAGCTGACCGTCATATTGAAGAGATCACAAAGACCTTGAATGAACTTCGTGAAGAAGTCTCTAAGCAGGATTATGCTAAGGAACTTCTGACCAAATTGCAGGACAAGGGGACTGATACTGGTACAGTCAATCCGGCAATGGGTACTAATACTGGTAACTCTGCCAATGGGAACACCACCCAAGATGCGAGTACTATTGAAGCCCTTGTAGAACAGCTTATGACCAAAAAGGAAAAGACACGTACACTGGAACAGAATATTGCTGTTGCCAATGACGCTGTGGTTTCTCAGTATGGTGATAAAGCGGCTGAGGTGGTTAAGGCTAAAGCTTCAGAACTTGGTATGTCGGTTGAACGACTCAAGGAAATTGCGGCTGAAAGTCCTACAGCTTTCCTTCAGCTTATTGGTGCTAAGGCAAATGTCAAGGTTGATAGTGTTACGACACCCTCTAGCATCAGATCTGAGACTCTTACTAATACTGGCACTGATCGTACTTTCGATTACTATCAGAAGCTTCGTAAGGATAACAAGAGTCTTTACTACTCTCCCAAGGTTCAGCGAATGTTGATGGAAGATCGTATTCGTCTTGGTGAGAAGTTCTACAAATCTTAATCTTAATAGGAGAATAAAATGACTGGTATGACAACTGGTAATGTTTCTCTCCTTACTCGCGCAGAGGTTTGGTCGCGTGAGCTTAAGGAGATCCTGCTTGATGAACTTCAGGCTACTAAGTACGTGCGTTGGCTGTCCGAGTTCCCCGATGGTGATACCTTCAAGATCCCGTCTATCGGTCAGGCGTATGTTGATGACTACTCGGAAGATCAGGCGATTAAGTATCGTCCGCTCGACACTGGGCAGTTCACCTTCCAGATCACTGAGTACCTCTCGTCTGGTACTTACGTGACCAAGAAGGCCGAACAGGATGCGTTCTACATGAACGAACTCATCTCGTCCTTCGTGCCGAAGCAGGAGCGTGCGATTATGGAACACGTTGAGGAAGCTATCCTCGGCCTCCAGTCGCAGCAGACCGCTGGCAACACCAATGCCATCAACGGTGAAAAGCATCGTTATGTGGCTACAGGTTCGTCCAACGTGATCTCTGTGAACGACTTTGCTCGCGCTAACCTGTCCCTGAACAAGGCTAACGTGTCGGCTAATAACCGCGTGGCTATCGTGGACCCGTCTGTGGCTTACACGATTGAAACAGCCACGAATCTGTCGAACATCAGCAACAACCCGATGTTTGAAGGTATCGTGTCCAGCGGTATTGCCACTGGTATGCGCTTCGTCCGTAACGTGTACGGCTTCGATGTGTACACCTCGCAGCGTCTGTCCACAATCGGTACGGAAACTCTTGAGTCTGTGAATGCGGCTGGCTTCAAGGCCAATCTGTTCTTCTCTGCTGACTCGACAGTGACACCGTTCATTGGTGCTTGGAGACAGATGCCTGAGGTGGATACTGAGTACAACAAGGACTTCCAGCGTACAGAGTTCGTGACGACTGCTCGTTACGGCGTTAAGCTGTATCGCCCGGAAAACCTTGTGACAGTTCTGTCGAATCCGTCTGTTTAATCTTATAAGTAAAGGAGAATAAACTATGGCTGATTGGACAAATAGTGATGGTCTTGAGGTTCGTTTTAAGAACCCCGAGGCTGGTCAGACTGGTGCTGGCTTGGAGACTGATGGTGCTATTAAGGAACTCGTCCTTGATATTACCGATATGTCCACAAACATCACCGCTGCTGCGGATGGTCACGAAGCTTTCATCCCTGCTGGCTCTATCATCATCAATGCTCACCTGAAGGTTACTACAGCTATGGCTGGTACTTCTGGTACGCTGACGATTGGTCTGGCCCAGAAGGATGGCACCGTGATTGACGCTGACGGTATCCTCACCTCTACTCTCGGTACTCAGGCCAATCTGGCTGCTACCAAGGGTCTGCTGTGTGATGGTGCCCTCGCCGCTGCTTCCTCTGGTGTGTACACAAATGTTGGCTCTGCCAACGCCTACGTGTACACCACAAAGGGTGGCACGGTGACTGCGGGTGCTGGCAAGCTGGTCATTCGCTACATCTAATGCACTAAACGGGAGGGGTCAATGGTGGCCTCTCCCACTTACCCTTAAGAGGACTACAGATGGCTAATATTCAGCACTCCGCAATTCCTGATGCACAAAGACATGAACCGAAGGGTATCTCTGCGGCCTCGGCTTATGATGTTTATGTAGCCGCTGGTAGTAGCCAAGATTCAGGTTCTTGGGCTCCCATTTCCAGATTTTCTGGTACTGGCTGGGGTAAGTATACGAATACTACCTACGTTGGTACTAATGCTCTTGCTATCTCTACCACAGAAGTTCTTGTCCCTTTCACAACTGCTGATACGGTGACTCAGCTTCCTATCTCTTTTGCTGGTACTACCTCTTCTTTGCTTGATGTGAATACTGAGAAGCTCCTCTTTGTGTCTGCTGGGGATCTTCATAATATTACACTTACTTACAATGTCTATTCCGTTTCTGGTTCTCCTGCATACATGAATATGCTGATGTATGGTTCGTCTGATGGTACAAACTATACAACACTACTTGGGGATAAGACTGTGGCCCTGACTAAGGGTGCTGGTCAGACAGTTGTTGAATCTTCTATGTTCCCTGTTACTACGGCTATGGCTTCATACGGGGCTAAGATTTACCTTACCACAAACACAGGCACAGCCAACATCATCAATATTGGTGTTATCTCTGCCAGAGTTCATAAGGCTAGAGTCTAATGGCTACAATTAAAAAGACACTTCTGGAGATTGTTCAGGACATCCTGAACGATATGGACTCTGATGAAGTCAACTCTATTTCTGATACCGTAGAGTCTGCTCAGATTGCACAGATCTGTCAGTCTGTCTTCTACGATGTCATTACTACGGTTGATCTTCCAGAGCATGACGAACTCTTGACAGTTACAGGCTTGAGTAATTCGTCTAAACCTAACTTCATGGACGCTAACTCTGTAACAGAAATAAAGGAGTTGAGATACAATGTCTCTGAAACTTCTGGAGAACTCGAATATAAACTTATCCCTTATCTTACACCGACTGAATTTGTTTCGAATATTCTCCAGAGGGACTCCTCTGCATCCAATGTAATTATTGTCACAGATCCGACTTCAGGGATTTCCCTGCCTATCTTGAACGATAAGATGCCTGACTATTACACATCTTTCGATGATAGATACCTCTGCTTCGATTCATATCTGGCAACAGTGGATACAACACTCCAGACTTCTAAGACGATGGTGATTGGTACAAAGATCCCCACGTTTACTGTGAGTGACTCTGCTGTTCCAGATATGGACGACACTATCTTCCCATACTTTATTGCTGAGTGCAAGAACAGAGCCTTCTCCATGCTTAAGGGTGGGCCTGATCCTAAGGTTGAACAGTTTGCACGTAAGCACAGATACTTCCAGAAGAACAACAGATGGAAGGTTAAGCAAGAAAACATAAGGAATGATTATGGACGTTAAAGAAAGTGAAGATGGCCTGACCCTGACCATCACGACTGATAAGAGAATGAATGCCTTTCAGATCTACAAGTCCAATGATGGATTTGCAATGTTTAAGATCAGATACGAAGGCTCTAATGGTGAAGTTCCTGCGGAGTTGCAGGGTACATACACAGGCAGAAGGGAAGCTCTTAAGGATCTTACATTCTGGATTGAACACGCAAAGCCTACCAAGGACAAGGAATGGGCTGACAAGTACAAAGATACGGTAGTCCCTGAACTTAAGACAAAGCCTGTAAAGACAGTTAAGGAAGCAGAATAATGCCCCAGAAGTACTCTCAGAAAGTTGTTAATACGTTTGTTAAGGGGCTTGTCACAGAAGCCTCTGAAATGACATTTCCTGAGAATGCTTCTTCTGACGAACTTAACTGTGACCTGTTGAAGAACGGGGCTAGACGTAGACGTAAAGGTATCGAATACGAAGATAACTATCAGGAAAGTACCTTTACTGTTGAAGAAGGTGACTTTGTTCATAGCTTTACTTGGTCTAACGTCTCTGGCCTATCTGGTACTGAGTTCCTTGTTGTTCAGGTAAACAATACCGTTTACTTCTATGATAAGTCTTATGCTACCCTTTCTGCTGGTCAGAAGTCTTTTAGCATTTCTCTGACTACATACTCTGCTGCTAACAGTTTTAATCCTGCTGAAGAACCTATTCAGGGTGCTTCTGTTAACGGTCAGTTGATTATCACATCTGCCGCTATCAACCCTATCAGAGTAAAGTATACCTCTTCTACCAATAGTATTGAAGTTAATGCTATTACTGTGAATATCAGAGACTTTGACCAGCAGTATACTGACATTACTAACTCTGGTGTTAATAAGAATAACTACGATCTTGAACCTGCTATTGGAGATCTTGGTAATTCTACAACAAGTGCTGACTTCATTCAGTATCAGTATGACCTGTACAATATGGGCTGGTACTCTACTAACACTGGTAGACTCGTTAATGGTGTTAAGCAATCTGCTTGGGAATATTGGGATAGTCAAGAGACTACTTATCCTCCTAGGAATAAACCTTGGTGGTTGGCTAAAAACGCCAGCATGAATATGGATACTGATGGCCTTCAAAAGGTCTATGCTGGTAATACTCTTGCCCCGGTTGGTCACTATATCCTGAACTTCTTCAGTAAGGATAGGCAGGATGTTTCTAATATCACAAGCGCGTATCTTCCTACTGAGATAGAGACTGCCAGATTCAGAACTACTGCTGCATACGCTGGGCGTGTGTGGTTCGCTGGTCTGGACTCGTCTAAGAACGGTGGTAAGGTTTTCTTCTCCAGAGTTATTCAGTCTGATGCTGACTATGACCGTTATCACCAGATGTCTGATCCGACAGAAGAAGATTCTGCGGGTGTTGTGGACTCGGATGGTGGCTACCTTCTGATTCCTGATGCTTCTAATATCCGTAAACTGTTTACAATGGGTTCAGCCCTTCTTGTGTTTGCCCAGAACGGTATCTGGATTATTGGTGGTGTTGACCAGATCTTTAAGGCTTCTGAGTTCTATATCAGAAAGCTCTCCCCGTTTGGTATCTCCACAGCCAGAAGCCTTGTGGATGCTATGGGTACTCCTATTTTCTGGGATGTCTCTGGTATCTACGCTGTCACTACAGATGGTAACGTGGCTGGGGCACAGGAAGCTGTTAAGCAAATCTCGCAGCCTATCAAGAGTTTCTTTGAGGGTATCAGTAACGACAAGAAAGAACAGGTTGTCTCTATCTTTGACCGCCTGAATAAGCGTGTCTACTGGATGTATCCTGATAATGATGAGACTGTGGCGCATAAGTTTAACAAGATCCTTGTCCTTGACTTGGAGCTTGAGGCTTTCTTCCCGTGGACTATCTCTGATAAGGCATCTGCTGGTGTCAATACACCATACATTATGGGTGGTGTATTCTTGTCTGGCTTTGGTTCTGCGGATACACCGTTTAACACCCTGTCCGGTTCAGATACTGTTATTCTGTCAAGCAAGACAATTACCAATAAGGCCAGAACAAGCAACGTGGCTACGATTACCACATCCACGGCTCATGGTCTTGAGGCTGGTGATTATGTCACAGTGGCTTCGTCTGATAGTACCTTCAATGGCACATTTACGGTAGCATCTACTCCTACCACTACAACCTTTACCTATGCCAATACTGGTAACAATGTTACCTCTACCAGTGCTACAGGCACGGCTGGTCTTCAGCTTATTACCACAGTAGAGTCGAGTGGTATTGTGGATACGGACGTTAAGTTCCTTGTTAAGACAGCCACAGATAAGCTGACGTTTGGTACATTCACTCAGTCTGGGTTCCTTGATTGGGATTCTGATGACTTTGATAGTTATGCTGAGACAGGATATGACTTCATGGGTGATGCTACCCTGAAGAAGAATAACCCGTATATCACTTCGTACATCCGTAGGACAGAAGAGAACTTTGTGTCTGATGGGGCTGGTGGTTATGAGGCAGACTTCCCCTCGTCTTGTTTCCTTGTGGTTAAGTGGGACTTTAGCAGGGACTCGTCTAGGTGGTCCTCTCCTTCCCAGATTTATCGCTTGGCTAACTATCCCATTGCTAATCCAGAAGACTTGACATTTAACTATCCTTATGATACAATCGTAAGTAGAACAAAGATTAGAGGTAAAGGCCGAGTTCTTAGGCTGAAGTTCTATTCAGAAACTGGGAAGGACTTCTACCTCATTGGTTGGGAACACGTTTTTGCAGCAAACCCAAGATTTTAATATAAGGTATGTGAAGGAAAAAGACCGACAATACCTTATCCCAAAGATCAAGAATGTTATTGGTAAGTTTACTCAAGATATACATGAAGAAACTATCAATACCCTGATTGATAAAGCCTTGGAAAATAAAGACTTTTCAGGTATTGTTCTTGTAGATCCAGAAGATACGCCTAGAGGTTATGTCTTCTGTACTATCACAGAACTTTACTTTTCACCTGTTAAAGTCTCGTGCTGTCTTTCCCTTTGGGTGGACGAAGATTGTAGAACCCATAGCCTTGATATGATCCGGGCATTCGAGTCTTGGTCTAAATATAAACAAGCTAACAAGATGATGTTTTCCACATTCAAGGGTGTTAGTCCCAAGGGTCTGGATAAAGTGTTTACCCGATTTGGGTATGAAGTTCAAGAAGTACAATACTGGAAGGATACAAAATGACTGCTGCGATTGGTCCTATTATTGGTGGTATCACATCCCTGATGGGTATGTCTGCTCAGAATAAGGCTATTAAAGCCCAAGAGAAACAGGCTGCTTTGGCAGATAGGAGAGAGCGTCAGAAGCTCCTTAGACAGGCTCAGATTGTCCAAGGACAGGCTATCAATACGGCTGCTAGTGTTGGTGGTCTGGGTAGCTCTGGGCTTGCTGGTGGTGTGTCTAATGTGACTAACCAAGCTCAGTCTCAGATTGCTTTCCAGAACACATCTCTTCAGCTTTCTAAGCAGTACAACAACTATATGCAACAGGCTAATATGCTTGGGGCTGTGGGTAGTGCGTTTAGTAATATGGACCTTGGATCTGTTGGTTATGGTAATGGCAGTTTCTTCTATAAGCCCGCATAAGGTGTAAATATAAATGG